TTAACCATATGATATTCCTTTATATTCTAAGTTATTTTCATGCTGCTTGTGGGGATTCTGTGGGACTTGATCTAACCCCTTGACAGCATTGAGTTTATGTTCCTGAGTTGGGTGCTGATACCGGGCAGCAGCGGTTTGCGTTTTATGACCCATGATTTGCATGATCGTTTTAGAGTGAAAATTCATCATTCCCAGGCGACTTCCGAAAGTATGTCTCAAATCGTGAAACCGGAACCTTATTCTTTTCTTTTTTCCATCCTTTGCAGTTTCCCATTGCTCAAGGCCGGCGTTTGTGACTGCACGCCAAAAAGCATTTGTGAGTTCTTTAATTTGATGCCCGGCTTTTGTATGAAAAACGCATTCAGATTTTGTGTCTTCAATACTCAAACGACGGTTTAAAATTTCAAGGGCAGTGTCGCACAATGGCACGCGCCGGGATTCACCGTTTTTTGAATCTGAAACGAAAACATATTGTTCGTTCAAAAAAACATCCTGCTTTTTTAAATTGAATAGTTCACCCTGACGCATGCCTGTATAAAGGGCAAGCTTCACCAGGTCTTGCAAATACTCACCGCCTTTCCGTTGCGGCCGTTTTGAGCACTCCTCAAGCAGTCGTTTTTCATCTTCCAGGCTGAGGATCCAATCACGTTCATTTTTAAGTGTGAATTTATTGACCTTATCAGCCGGATTCTTTTGTAAATAATCCCAATCAACCGCTATTTTGAGCATGTTCTTAAGTGTTTCAATCTCACGGTTGACGGTTGCAGGTGCCCGGCCTTCTTTCAATCGGAATATTTTGAAGCGTTCGATTGATAGTGGATCAATCTTTTGAATGAGCTTCCCATTGAAATGAGGCAGTAAGGCATTGATACTGGTTTTGTTTCGCAAAACCGATGATGCCTTTTTGTGGGTTACAGCATTTTCAAGATATTTTTCAGCGAAGGCTTCAAACTTGATTTGTTTGTTTTTCCTAAGATGGGTGCCTTCCCGGATTTCAGTTTTAAATTTATGTTCCTTGGCTTGTGCAGCGCTTTTGTTGATTTCTCCCCAGGATTTAATGTGGCGCTCACCTTCAAAACAAAAGTCTGTTATCCATTGTTTTCCGCGCAAATACATAGAAGTCCTCCTTTTCCATTCTTATTTAAATGGTACCAATTGTCCGAACCTGATTTCGTGTGGAAGCGTTTCCATAAAATCATCCTCTGTTTGCGTTTTTGAATTTAAAAAGTTCTGGACGTTTCGACATTCTTTTTCAATCCTGACTATGACATCCTGTAAGGTTAGTGCAACCCCTGATCCATCATCCAGGATAGCGGCTTCTTTTTGACAAATTTTTAATGCGGACAAATTTCTCTCAATAAAATCCAAAAAATTTTCTAGACGGTCAGATGTGGATTCACTGTTTTTAGCCATGGTTTTTCTCCTTTTTGTTTAAAAAACAAAAACGCGCCGACGGTGTCTCAAGCCTTGCAGGGCTTCCCGGCTGTTTCCAGTACCGGCACCGTGGCGCGCAAAAATTCCAATTTCATATACAAAAACAAAAGCCAAATAACGGTTGGCCGCCGTGCAAGTTTGAGAGGTCTTCAATATAATTCATTCCTTTTCTAAATGTCAATTTATTTTCAAAATCCTTGAATAGTATTCAAAATACTTCTAAAAATTTAATTGTCAACCAAATTAAATTATATAAATTATTGTAATAATATATAAAAATTATTTTATAAGTCATAAAGTAATTTTGTTTTTATATATTATTAATAATATCAATTGTTAATAGGTTTAATTATAATTCATAAAGTGTTTTCAGGGTAACATTTATTACTATTATATATATGCTAATATCAACAATTGTCCATAAAAATAATATGTTATGTGTAATTTTCGAGCACTTTTTTCTTGATCTCTTTCGAAATGTAATTTAGATTAAACCACAAAGTGAAATAAGTTTAATTAATTCTAATATGTGGGGAATCAAATTATGAAATATCCAAAAATGCAACCCGGACAACCGGCTTTTTCAACATTCGAAACGGCAAAAATTTGTGGTCTACATCCAAGATCCTTTAAGACCCTCATGTTCCAAGGACTTATAACCAGTGGCACGAAGGTCCAATGGGGCGAAAGTTACCGAACCATTTTCGGAACAAACGCACTTCATAAAATTGGTGTATTTTTACAATTGAAAAAATTTTTGCGGAATGATGTCGCTGCGATAATGGCGCAAAATATTTTCGCTGAAGATTTTGACAACCTGCTTGTTTTAACAGACGAAAATTTTAACCAGCCGGTTTTGATTCCATCCAATCAGGCCGAATCTTTAAAGCGGATTACTGAATTCGAGACAGCGCTTGTGATTAACCTGCCGAAAGTTAAATCATTTATTGATGCAGCGATTGACGATTATTTCAAAAATTAAAGGTGTAAACCATGAACAATCGTAATGAGGAATTTCTATCGATTGAACAGGCCTGCGCTGAGGAATTGCCGTGGTTGTCACCGGGGGCATTGCGGAAGCTGATCACCCGTCACAAAATACCCTTCAGGAAACCCGGTGGACGCTTGGTTTTAATCAGATCAGAGCTCCGTGAGTGGGTAAAAAAATCTCCGGGTGTTAGGCTTTCACAGTTTGATGAATAGAAAACGAGTTTCTTCCTGCCTTGCGGAGCCGCGACCGCAAGGTTTTCAAAAAGTTGCCGCCGATGAAGCCGTTTCGTTCTGGATGAGGTCAGGACGTGACGGCGGCGGTAACTCCACACTTTAGCGGCAAGGACTTTGTATCATGAAAAAATCTGAAGAATGCGTTTACTGTGCTGGTTTTGCCACTGTCACACAAACAAAGATGCATGAATGGACGGTTTCCGGAATCCTTTGGAAATGTGAAATTGAACTGCCGGTCTGTAAGCGCTGTTCCCGGGAAATGATTTTTACATGGGCCGACGTCCCGGAACAGGCAGAAAAATTAGTGAAAAGAAAATGACGGTTGATTTCCAACAACTGAAAGCCTGCCTGCAGCCCATGGCGGATCTCATTCCCGGGAAGGTCCAAAAAACGCCGGGCGAATGGGCAGCACCCTGTCCATGGTGCCAGGGAGACGACCGGTTTATCTTATGGACAGCGGAAGACTCTGGATATGGGCGCTTTCTTTGTCGGAAATGTGAGGCAACAGGCGATTTGATAGACTTTCATTGCCGGCTTGAAGGTTTGTCCAAAAAAGAATTGACCCTCAAATACCAGCCACTATGGAGCCATGAAAAGGCCACCGGAAAGCCAGTTATTTCAGAATGCAATCAGCAGGAAAATCCGACAAAACAAATAGAAAAGAGGAAAGATGAATATTTGACAGCGGATCAGATCGAAAGCGCCTGGAAGCAGATTGACGACGAATTCGTTAGAAATGATTTCAAGTATCTTAAATACTTTTTGTACACAAAACGAAAAATATCCTTTTCCCTGATTCGGGAAAGTTTCAATGCTGGAATCATTTCTTTGAAATGGTATCCCTTCGACCATCAGGCAGAAACCGCAGTAGCTATTTGTTTCTTGTATCACGATGCCGACAGAAAGCCTTGCGCAATCCAATATGTTGATGAAACAAAAAAAGGCCTGACATTTGATTTGAAGTGCAAAAAATTTATCCCAGGCAGTAACGCCAGTGACGCATTTTTCATTGTCGGTAGGCCGCTGGATCAGGCGGAAAAAGTCATCATTATTGAGTCCCCGATCGATGCCTTGAGCGTAGCAACCATAATTCCAGATGCTTGTTGTATTTCATTAAGCAATACAAACGGAAAAAAGGTAAAGAAAATACAGAAAAAACTGAAAGGTAAAACTGTTATTTGTGCATTCGATAACGATGAAGGCGGACAAGAAGCTGCTCAGCAGGTCCGGAAGATTCTACCCGATGCAAAATCGATTGAATGGGCACCGGAATACCCAAAGGGATATGACGTTAATGATATTTTAAAGGCGGGCAGGGGGCACGAGCTCATGCAGATGGTTGAAAATGCAAAAGTAATATCCCTTAAAAACATGACAGTCGGTCCGGATCAAAGCATTCCCACGGAAGACATAATTTTTGCTGCGTATGACAAAATGAAAGGTTGTGCTGATCTATTTTTAAGATTGTTTAAAGACAAATATATTTACGACCATGCATCAAATCGCTGGCACGTTTGGTCAGGCCATTACTGGATGCCAGAAAAAATTAATGAACCTTTGAAGGATGTCGATGCTGTTATGGACTTATTCAAAATTGCTCGTGATGTCCTTTTTAATGAGCGGTCAAAATTAGAAGCGAAAAAAACGGAATCCAATGAACTGGCCTTGGCGGAATGTGAGCGAAAAATTAAAGCAGTTCTTGACCAGCTCAAAGCATTGAAAACTTTATATTATAGAAAACAGGTCGTCGAATTCGCTGCCGTCGGGCCGGGCAGTCTTGGAACGTCGGGTGATGAATGGGATCTCAAACCCTGGTTGCTACCATGCAGAAACGGCGTAGTGGATCTCAAAACCGGTCAACTTAGGCCGGGCCACCAATCGGATATGCTGAAGACTTTTTGCCCGACTGATTTTAACCATCAAGCGATATGTCCACAGTGGGAAACCGCCTTGCTCCAAATTTTTGACAATGACCTTGAATTAATATGCTTCATCCAACGTTTATTCGGTTTGTCTCTTATTGGTGAAGTGATTGAGCATGTTTTCCCAATCCTTTTTGGAGCAGGCAGAAACGGCAAGGATACCATAATCGAAGCCTTGCGGCACATTTTAGGCAATATGGCGTCACCAGTAAGGGCTGAAATGTTATTGGATTCAGGCCAGAAAAAAAATGCAAATGCACATAATGCTGAACTTATGGCATTACGGGGTAAGCGCCTTGTTTGGGCGTCTGAGACAAACGAGGGCCGCAAACTGGATTTGTCAGTAGTGAAAGAAAGAACCGGCGGCGGGTATTTATCAGGCCGGGAACCATACGGAAAGCGGGAAGTTTCATTTAAACCGTCACACACCCTATGCATGATGACAAACTCAAAACCCCGAGCAAACGCTGATGATTATGCTTCATGGAAGAGGATTCTACTTATTCCTTTTTCGTTGTCTTTTGTGGACAATCCCAAAGAACCCCAGGAAAGGAAACGGGATAAGGACTTACCAAAGAATTTGAAATCAGAAGCCGAGGGTATTCTTGCATGGCTGGTTCGTGGATGCTTGGATTATCAGGTGGAAGGATTAAACCCGCCGGATATTGTGAAAAATGCTACGAAGAGCTACCAGAAAGACGAGGATATCATCAATCAATTTTACACGGATTGTTGTGTAATAGCGCATGAATGTTGGGTTACTTCGAATGCGTTATATACAGCTTATCATGAATGGGCTGGTCAAAATGGCTTAAAACCAATGTCAGGCGTTGCTTTTGGCAGGAAAGTTGGGAGGTTGTTTGAGCGTAATGTCCGGCGCTTATCTCAAGACAGTAAAACATACAAAGGATATGATGGTATTGGTTTATTAACATAACTATCTGAATTTATATAATGTTACTGGTTATGTTTTTATAACTATTTGAAATGATAGGCTTGTTACTAATTGCGCTATAATGTCATAAAGTTTCAGTATATACCATATAGGCCATATAGTTAATTATCTTTCATTTATATAAAAGTTTATAACAAATTGAATGAATTGGTAACAATATAATAAAATCAATAAGTTAATTTTTGTATATCGGTAACAATATATAATTTCAAATGGTTATAGATATTAAGGAGCGGGCGAGGGTATAGGCGAAGGCTGAAACAAAGATTGACACCGCGCCGGAATAGAGAACCCGACGGCCAGTCCACCGGCACCCGGTCAGATTGGCTTTAAAATACGATACTGTTTCTTGAAGTATTGCTTTTTACCACTGGATGCGATAGAGAAAATCAATAAGCATGGTATTCTTTCGGGCATATTACCCGAAGGTCTGTAAGTGTAACCATTTGTTTATTTATCTATTTTGTATGTAAAACAGAAGCATTGTTGTGACTTTTGATGGGAGTTTAAAGCGAAACCATGGAGAATTCACCGGCAAATCAAGGCAAAGACAAACCGAATATCATTGAACTGTTCCGTGATGCTATCAAGCTTGACGGCACTATTGATATGAGATCCGCTTACGGGCGTGCCATTCGTTCTTTGCAGGATGAACTTGATAAAGATCAGGTCCAGGCAGCAGCAGCGTTTTTAAGGCGAGATATCGCTATCTATGCCACCATTGAAAAAGTTATCGAATGTCATTTGCTGTCAAATCCGGAAAGCATAATCGGCGCTGAAGGTTTAAATCCATTGATTACTGGTGACTTGATGAAGCTGCAGGAAGCAAAGCGCCGGGCTCTTACCTTCCTGATTGACCTCAAAAAGAAAAAGAAATCAGATGGAAAGATGAACAAGAACAGGGATTTAAGCAATATTACGTTTGAATAGTTCGGTTAAAGTTAACTGACTTTATAAGATATAAAGTCTTTTTACGAAGGTGGAAGCCCCAAAAATCGGGCGCTGGGCGGGACAGGGTGTCTTACACATATAATTTTTTCAATTTCCGCCATTGCCCGCAATACACATATGAAAAGCAAATTTGATTTATTCCCCTGCAGCCATCATGGGCATCGGGTGACTTCGTATGAGTGTCAAAGGTATTATGAGGTGAGCAGGTGCCCGGCTGATTGCGCGAAGCATGCCGCGCTGGTGAGTGTGGATTGGGATACTTCCGCGCCGGAAATTGCCTGGATATTCCGGGAGCGGCGACCGGCGAGAGCGTTTGAGGTGGTGCCCGTGTTTGAGCGGCGGCTGTTGAGAGTGTTGTCTGAGCGGCCACTCGTGGCACCCGTGATAGTTTATGACGAAATGGTTGACGGGTTGACGCCAATTATTGGAACCACCGGCCGGATGGGGATTTATTTCGAGGTTAGACTTGGGCAGGTGGTGCGGCGATGTTCGGATTGCGGAAAGATAAAATCACGGAATGGATTTTCCCCGAGTGCACAATGTAGATACGGGATTTTTGGCGTCTGCAAGGAATGTCGCCGAATAAGGCGACAAAAAGGTGACAAAAAGGTGATAAAAAATGGCGACAAAATATGAATTTCTCAGAACGAATTAAATTATGGCAGGGCGGTGAAGCCGGGTTTTATCAATGGGTGAATGACATCCAGCCCCGGATATTGACCCGGTCCAATCGATATGAACCATTCGTCCCCACTGCCCGGCAAAGGAAGTTTATCCGGAATGTGCTTGCGGTTGATAAAAAATCCGGTTTGTTCAAGCATTCCATTTCGATGAACGTTGAGCCCAGGCGTCATGGGAAGTCAACCGTCTTCAGCTTGATCGTGTTGTGGTTATTCACCAGCCGGATGAATTTCACAGTCCAACTTTTAGGGTCCACTGAAGACCATTGCCGGCGGACTCAGTTTGCGGCGCTGAAGCGGATTATAAATAACAGTCCTTTGCTGTCGGTGCTGATTCCGGAAAATAATCAGTTTATGTATACCATTATGTTTCACGAACTTCAGAATCAGATCCAGTTTTCAGCGAGTAATACGGCGTCGGCATTCGGTGATAAAATCAATTTGCTGTGGGTGTCTGATTTGCATAGCTTTGTTGAGCTCGGGCCGTTTAATGCGCTGCAAGCTGCATTGCTGGATTCGGAAGATTCATTGATTTTTGTTGATTCGAATGTTGATTCCACTGATGGGCCTGTCCATTCGTTAGAAAAAGAGGCGACGAATGATAAGCAGATGTTTTGCCAGTCCACCAGCTACAGGGACTTTGACCATTTCGCGAAGGAAGCCCCGGCGTGGATTGACCGGGACAAGGCGGCCAGGCTGGAAAAAACCACTCTGCCGGCCGATTTCAAGCGGGATGTTCTCGGGCAGCGGTCAGACGCGAAGAACGGGCTTTTCTCTGCGGAGATTATCGAACAATGCCGGGATTCTTACCGGGTGCCCGTGGCGGATGTTGATGCGCTGGCGAAGGGCCGGGCGTATAAGATCGGGGCGGGCCTGGACCGGGCGAAAAGTCTGATTGCCGGGCCAAGGGGTGATTTTACTGTTTGGTCCGTGGTCATGAAGGTTGCCACCCAGGGCGGGGAGCCGGAATATTATTTGCTGAATCAGCATCGGTTTCTGATCAATGCGGCCAAAAGCATTAAAGCTGTTATCCTGGAAGACCATAAACGATACAAGCTTGATAATGTGATCCTGGAAAATTATGAAACCGCTGATATTCATGCATGGATGCTTGAAAATCAAATTCCTTGTGAGCTAATCAGCCCGCATGACACAAACCAGCAGGCCAGTTTTCCAGAAATGTATCGAACCATGAAAGAAGGCCGGTTTCATTTCTCGAAGGATCTCGAAATTTTTGAATCGGAGTTGAGCACCTTTTCATATACCCGGCGGCAAAATGGATCATACGCTTTCGGCCATTCAGGGGTTAAATTCCATGATGATACGGTTTATTCGGTAAACTGGGCTCTTTTTTCACTGCGGAAAGAGGTTTTAAACCTTTTTGAGATCGATACCATTCAATGCGACTGCCGGGGCGGGAATCGGCATATGTGCTTTATGATGGGCGGGGGACTGGAACTGCATTGCAAGGGGCGGTGCGTGGCCTATGGTCAGGTGGAAGAAATGTGGCGGCAATACCGGCTTTTCAATGAGGAGTCGGAAATCAGGATCCCGGAATTCTTTCATTCATTTCTGAGGGTGACGGGGGCCGTGATTTATCAGTCGGCGTGATTTTAAAAAACAATTATTTAAGGTTGTCTCTTAAAATTTGAGGAAGTTCTTCCCCTGTAAATGAAGCAACGAAACGACAACGACTACATTCAAAGTTGGTTGCCTCTTGAATGCTATACATAGGAGTTTTGCACGTTGGGCAATAAGCACATTCATCAATCCTACCATCTGGTAATTTAGAAAAGAGGACTCCACGATATTTGATGAAATTTTCCGGAATAGATAGTTCTTTAAGCTCTCTTTGAAGAATCTCGTTTTTTTCATTTAGAAGTGTATTCTTTTCTTTAAGTAAATTGTGTTCATCTCTTAGGTGCTGAATAATTTCGTCTCTTTGGATAATTCGCTCTTTTTGAATACCAGCGCTTGCGTGTTCGTTTATAAATTTCTCCAACATGCTGAACCAGTCCATGATGTGAGTCCTTTCCATTCATCAACCCGTTAATTATTAATTTATGTTATCATTTACCATTTAAATCCGCATTTATCGCATTTGAAGGTTTTGCCGGCATGAACAATTGCGAACGGGCCAAAAAGCAAGCCAGCACCGACTTTGTTTTTGAAAGAAATTTTATGATGGGATTTAGACTCGCAATGTGGGCATTTTGGTCCAGTCTCTATACTTTTGTCTGCTTTAGGCGGTTTCATGCAATTTTCACAAACTACAAAATCAAGAGACGGTCCCCAATTGACATTGGTCGGTTGTCCGCATGTTTGACATAATTTAGGTGTTATGTTTGTTTCAGCTTGTTCTTGATCGGCAAGAACGGCTTCTATTGGGCAACCACAATGCAGGCAGGCAGCGGCTCTCCTCGAAACGTCTTTGCCACAATCCGGGCATTTTAATAAATTTGATGTTGTGTCGGTCGAGTTCTCTATCTTTTTTCTTTCAGGTATTTTTTCAAGCAAAGCACTTCGCTCTGCCATAGCTTGTATCGCTTCCTTTTCTGTCATTTCAGCCATAAAATTCTCACTTTTTAGACTTTAAATTTATATGTCATTAATTTTTCTCATAAATTTTATAGTATTATCAAGATAAATCTTTTCCTAAAATTTAAAAAACTTGAATATAATTCAATAAGCATAAGGAATAATTAAATATTTTTAATTTTTTTATTGCAAAACGCCAAAAGTTCATTTAATAGCATAGATTATTCTCATGGAGGCAATAGAAAATTTCTATGTTATTTCAATCAGTCGTCCCAGGATTATTCAAGCAGCTCAACATGGAGATCGACCAGGCTGCAAACACTGCCCGCAAAAACAATACCGCCAAGCGTTTAGACTTTTATCATGATGTCCAGCTTGATTATATCTCTGACCATATTGCCACAATCTTTTCAAACCCTGATGCAATAACCCCTTGCTTCGTTAATATCGTCAAAAAGTTTATCAATTCCCTTGCCGCCGTCTATGCCCGTGATGCAGTGCGCGAACTGAAAGGCTCCGACAAGGACGTGGAATTTTTTCAGGCCATTTGTCAAAGCTCCGGTTTAAGCGTCAAAATGAAAGCGGCTTCCCGGTATGTCAAACTATGTAAGACCGTCTTAATCCGTCCGGTATGGCGTAAGGGCTCCATCGATCTTGATATTCTGACCGGTGACGTTCTGGACGTGACGACTGGTGACACCCCAGAAGACCTTCAAGCTGTGATGATTACCCATTACCCGGAAAGCGGTAAGCAGGATGAAGTTGAATATTCAGTATGGACTGCTGAAGCATTCAAGCGTCTGGACTATCTCGGGAATGTGATCAAAGAAGAACTCAATCCATATAATATCCTGCCATTCCTGCCGGTGTTTGACCGGTGCCCGACTTCTGATTTCTGGCTTTCCGGCGGTGATGACCTCATAAACGCCCAGGAAGCCATCAACGAAAAATTGACGGACCTTCTCTATATTATCCGGATGCAAGGTTTCGGAGTCGGCTGGATTCGTAAGGGCAAACAAACGGGCGCGTCAATAGGCGTCAATCCAGGAACAATGGTTGAACTTCCTGAAGACGGTGCCATCGGGTTTGAAAGTCAAAAAGCGCCGATTAAAGAAATCATCAGCGCCATTGAGTTTTTAATCACTCAGGTAGCCGTCCTGAATGGTTTATCCGCTTCCACTCTCAGCACGAAGACCGTCAGAGAATCCGGACTTGCAAAGGTTGCCGGTTCAAGGGAACTCGAAGAACTCAGGCGTGATGATATTATTCTTTGGCGGCGATATGAGCAGCAGCTTTTTGAATTGATCCGGATCATATGGAACGTCCATAACCCGTCAAAGAAATTCAGTGAACAAGCATCAATCAATATAGATTTTTACGATCCAAAACCGGAAATTTCCCCGAAAGATCAGGCGGAAACATGGGCGTCATTGATTGATTTGGGCGTTTTAAGTCCGGTGGACGTGGCTATGGAGCGAAACCCGGAACTTCGAACCCGCGAAGAAGCAAAGGCAGCGCTCCAAAAGATCAAAGAGGAAAACGCTTTATTCAAACATGAAAACAATTCGCCTGCCCAGGCGTAAAATGGAGAACCAAAAATGACATTACAATTTTCAATCGATTCACTCGAAGGCTTAGAGCCAGGGATTCAATCGCTTTACGTTGAAAAAGACGGAAAATTTTTCCTTGACGTGACCGGACACGAAAAAACCGAAGATAAGGACAAAATACCATTAAGCCGTCTGAATCAGGAAATCGAAAAGCGCAAACTTTCGGAAAGCCAACTGAAAGAATTTGCGGATTCGTTCATTGAGTCGGTCCCTGAAGAAATGAGGGATCTCATTCCGGACCTTCCACCCGGACAAAAAATAAAATGGATCCAAAATGCAACCCAAAAAGGGCTTTTCAATCAGCAGGCCCCGGACGGAATTGATACGAAACGGCCGGCTGGGAAAACGCCAGCTGATTTTAAAAACATGAGGCCCCAGGCGATTATGGCCCAGGGGTATGGAAAACAAAAAAAATAAATGAGGTAAAACAATATGCTTACTTTGCTTGAAGCCGCAAAACTTGTCCAAGATCCCCTTCAGCGGGGCGTCATTGAAATTTTTCCGTCTGTCTCCCCGGTATTGGAGCGCCTGCCGTTTTTTGACGTGAACGGCCAGGCATACAAATACAATCAGGAAAAGACGCTCCCTGGAATCGCTTTCCGGGGAATCAATGAGGATTACGTTGATTCTGTAGGTGTGGTTAATCCCCAGGTGGAAGCCCTGTATATTTTGGGAGGTATTTCCCCGGTGGACCGGGCCCTAGTGAAAACCCAGGGAAACGTAAATAATCTCCGGTCCATTTATGATGCGATGAAGGCCAAAAGTTGCGCCCTGGAATATACCAAAAACTTTTTCAAGGGTGACAATGCGACGGACCCGAATTCATTTGACGGTCTTGAAAACCGCCTGACTGGTGCCCAGGCCATTGCTGCCGGTTCAACCAGCGGCGGGGATACCCTGACTCTGGACATGGTTGACAGCCTGATTGATGGTGTCCAGGGCGGGCCGGACGTTCTTTTTATGAACAAAACCATGCGGCGGAAAATCAATAAGCTGATCCGTGCAGCAGGCCAGGCCCAGGAAGTCGTTTCCGATGCTTTCGGGCGTCAAATTGCCGCCTATGCCGGTGTGCCCATTGGCGTCATTGAACAGGACAAAGACGGGAATGATATCCTGCCTTTTACTGAAGACAATCCCGGCGGCGGTGTGGCTGCATCGACTTCGCTTTATGCGGTCAAATTCGGCGTTGCCGAAAACGTGTGCGGGCTTCAGGCGGGCACCATGGACGTGGTGGATCTCGGGTTGACCCGGACTTTTTATGAAACCCTGATCGAATGGATTTGCGGCCTTGCCGTCTTCCATCCGAAAGCAGCGGCCAGATTGTACGGCGTCAAAAACGCTTAATCCCAATATAATATAGGAGAGTACCCCAAATGATAGATTTCGAGTTTATTTTAAACGAAGAGGGCCTTGTTGGTGCATCAGCGGCCGGAACGGATTTCGACGGCGGCATTGCGCCCGACCTTGGCGACGGGCTGGTGGAAGGCCACATGATCGTTGATGTATCGGCTATTGAAATTGCGAATAATGACGAACTCTATAAAATCGCCCTGCAAGGCTCTACCAAAGAGGATTTTGCAGATACCTATGAAGACCTTGCCATTCTGGAACTCGGGGCGGCGGAAGTCCTCGGCGGTGATCAGGACAGCAGCACCGGACGGTATAAAGTACCCTTTTCCAATGAAAAGAACGGGACCATCTACCCCTATGTGCGGGTGTATTGCACCGTTTCGGGCACCATTGCCACCGGGATAAATTATTCCTGCTACCTTTCCAAATAAAAATAATTCCAGGCCAGGGAGAGAACGTGCTGTACGGAATGGAAAGACGGACGGCCCGCCTTTCTCCTGCCTGGATTTTTATCATGAGGTGTTTCAGATATGGCGATAACTGTTTATCCTTCCAGCAACTATAATTCCTTCATTTCGCTGAATGATGCGACAGCCTATTTCGGAACCCGGTTGTATTCAGACAAATTTCTTTCCGCGTCCGAGCCCATCAAGGGTGCAGCACTGACCACTGCATTCAGATCAATCAATGAACTTGATTTAGCAATTGATCCCACTGAAGCCCATCATATCAAGGCTTTAAAAGAAGCACAGTGCGAACAGGCTCTTCATGAATTGCGTAAAGATTTGGATTCCCAAAACGCACGTTCTTTTATTCCTATAGACATCAAGTTGACAAACAATCGTGAGTTGCCTCGTTATTCGCAAAGGGCCATGGCGATTTTAAGGCCTTATTTATCAATGCCATCTGTCCAGATCGTTAGGTGATTGGTGATCCAATGCAAGAAATTGATTCTTATTTCGAAGGTGCCTGTCAAAAATGTTCTCATCGTAAGACCTGCAAAAGCCCTTGTTTTTTTGTAAATCAATATCTCAATTTTGAGAACAAACAACCATTTGAAGTGGATTGGAATATAAAGCCTCTGATGCGGGTTATCGCTCACGGGAATAGGCGAGAAGTCAGGGAAGCATCAATGCCTGATTTTGATAGCGGAAAGCCAACAGGATTGAAACAGACTGCTTTTTCAGATCAGCATCCAAGCCCATTTGTTGACGCCATCAATACCGATTTAAAACAAACAGGTGTTTTTATTGATCGATTTTTTTATCGCATGAGTTTCAAGGATCTTGCGGTAAAATATGAGCTTTCGAAAGTGGGGGCTTCAACTCTTTATCGCAAAGCACAGGCGCGCATTCTTGAACTCATTGGAGCTGAGAAACGACGAAAACTTGCATCGGCAAACTGTGAACAAATTGTAACGATGCCGAAATCGATTCAATGTTTCCTGCTTTATTCCGTTTTTGGCTTAACCTGTCCGGAAGTTTCAAGCATATTGAATGTGGGGCAGTCATACGTTCACCGGGTAATCAAAAAAATTAGAGATCAAATCATGTGCGGGGAAGTCACCATGATAGAGTTTGCTCAATCGGACCGTGAAGCCGCCAGGGACCGGCTTGAGAAATTCAAGGAAAAGAAGAAAAAGCAGGACAAAACATATCACGAAAAAAAACAGCGTAAGGCTCGTAATGGTGCAAAGCCTTAGCTGTTTTTTGACTTTACAGTCTTTTTTAAAGCAAAGATTCTGCTTTATTCAAATGGATAAGAGCAATCCCCCATATGATACTTATCGCCTTATCATTGCTAACTATCTTATCTTTTTCTTGCAGGAACATAGCATCGACGCCTGTTTTTTTGAGAGAATATTTTGAAATTAAAGTTTCGGGATAACTATTATAAGGATCTATCTTGCAACTCCATACCTTTCGGGCGTCAACATAAGCTTCCATTGATGCATTTATTTCTTTCTTTAATTCCCCTTCAGGAAGCACAGTCAACGAGTCATTTACTAAGGCTTGGGCATCAATAATAAATGAACTATACTGAATATAATTTACGCCGACTTGAACCGCTGCTGCAAGTTTGCGCAATGATTTCAT